ATAGGTACATCTACGAACAAGAGTTGCAGGACGACCGTTCATATATGACATTGTTACCCCCTGTAGCGAGAGATAACAGAGTGTACTAGCTACCGTCATTATCATCTTCAAAATCCTCTGGAAATGTTTCAATTAAAATAGAATATATTTTTTCTTTACCAATAATTTTAATACAATTTTTTATTTCGTTTTCGAGAGTATCTAAGTCATCTGGTATATTGTCTTCTTGATTGTTACCTCTGACACGAGACAGAAGTTCTAGAGCTTTTAGTGCCGTCTGTCCATGACCATTTGACTTCGCAGCCTCGTATTGTTTTTCTAATTCAGATATAACATCTACATCTGTTGTTATTTCGCTACCTAGTTCTTCTATTCTTTCTTGTATCTCTGGTCGTTTAAGAAGTTCGTGACCTTGGTTGTATGCAGATCTTTCGCTATATCCTGCAGCAACAGCAGACTTTGTAGCGTTCCTACTGATGTAGTAGTTCTGTGCAAATGTTTCCCACTTTTCTTTTTCAAGAACGCCCATCTAGAAACTCCTGAAAAGAGGCAAGACTTTCGTTATAGTAAGACTGCTTGAAGACTTGAGACGCAAGAGTATTATCACCATAAAACTTAATGTTGAGTCCAATATCTTTCTTTTCAAAAAGCTTTTCTAAATCTTGTGCCAAGGCTAGTAGTTCACCTGTTGTCCAGAATTTAATACCACCCGTTTCAACGTGGATGTATTTAGGATTGCCCATGCCGTCTAGTTCTTCTTTGCCTTTCTTTGCAACCTTTTCAGGAACAGAGCAGTCAAAACCAAAGAGATGTACATTCCTATAACCAATGGTATCTAGAAGACCCAGTGTGCGTGTGGCAGAACATGTGCCGCCAGAGATTAATACCTCACCCTTCTTGATACCAAGCTTTTCATTGATCTTAACACTGTCAGTAACCGACATGTCACGGACTGCATCAGTAAAGGCGTGGAACCCTAGAACATTATCTGTGCGTTCAAGAATATAATCTGTAACAGACAAGTCTGTCATGCTGGCAATAAAAAACAATGTACTAGGATCAATTGTTTTAAACAAGTCCTTACGTATAAATCCGTGTGTGCTTTCCCCCTCTAGTGGGCGAGGGTCTAGAATGACACATCCAAATGGTTTAATACCATTCTTTAGTAGACGAGGATAGGAATGTTTTACACAGAACACTTTGGCATTGTGTTTTTTTATTAAGCGTTTTACTTCAATAAAGTTTACATTACCGCCTGACACAATAATTACATGTTCATCTGTAGCCTTGTAGTTTTTAACCCAGTCAAAGTCTTTAATCTTTTTAATATTTTCTTTAATGTTATTCTGAATATCATCAGAAGGCATAGAGTCTTTTGGTTTAACAACAATAGGCACACGCAGTAAATTACTGGGAATATCTTTTTCTTTTTTGTCTACCACAACAGCCAGATGTACAGTAGAATCAAAAGCAGTTCTATCTTCTGATGGAATAATTGCTTTCTTTTTTCCTTCGATGTTTGTAAAGACACTAATAATACCTTGATGGTCTTCTTCTTCTACAGGCTTACCGTCTCTTGTATAGAAGTCGTCAAAGACTACAACAGGAACATTAGAAAGATAATTATAATCATTAGCAACAGTTTCATAAGAGTGACCGCCATCAATATATGCAAAGTCTACATCATCAAGTCGGGACTTTTTCAGTGTGTCCTTTGTGTTGCCCTTGTTCAGCATCCAGCTAAACTCTTTGCCTTTCTCTGTCATCTTGTCAGAGAACTGGCGCAGCCTTTCATTGACTGCTTCTTCAAGGTTGTGCTGTTTAATGTTTAGTTCTTCTTTGTCTGTCTCTTCTGTTGCTTCTTCAAACAAATCAAAACCACGATAGTGTACCTTATCTACATTTTCAAATGCAGCAAGAGCCATCTCAATGGCACGACCACCATTCCATGTTCCTGTTTCTACAATGGTAAATGTGTCTCTACCTTCTGAATAGTATCGAACCAGGTCAGCAAGTTTCTTGTATCGTTGCGGCCCCGTAACGTCAGGAGAGGTGGTATTATATTTTAGATTACCTTTATTGTGGGTAAAGTATTCATCCAGTATACATTGTTCAAAGACCGCCAGCCCACGTACACCCTCTGACAGATTACATACTCTTGCACCATGTGCCTCGTATATTTTTAGTAAACGAGTAAATACAAAAGAGTCTGTCCACTCACGATATCCAAAGATTTCGTTTGTGTCGTATGCTCCACGAATGTCTACAATAAGTGAGGCAGCATTATGCATACTCATGTTCCAGCCAACAAAGCCTGTTTCACTGTAGTCAATATCAATCCTGCCTAAATGAACAATGTCTGCATTTGAAGGCAAGAGTTTAGCAGCATCTTCTGCTTTAAACATTTTCTTTGTAATTGTATCAGCATCTAACCAGACAAGCCAGCCCTTGTATTCATCTTCAATAAGCTGAAAGGCGAGATCAGAATAGGCATATACTTTATGGCAGAATCGTACTGCATCAAACCTATAGTTATAGGGTGCTTCAGCAAATCGACCATTCTTATCTGAATTACGTTTAATAAAAGAAGAACGTGCATCAATGTTTTCTATTTCACGATACTCAATCTGTGGCGACTGAACCAGGCCGCTTGTATCTTTGTACCCCTCAAGATAAACAACCAATCGGAAGTCGTCTGGCTTCCACTTTTCAGCCACAGACTCCAGCATTTTCTTTGCATAAACATCGTAGTCTTCTTTTCGGAAGCTAGTTACAAAAGTATATTCCATTACAAACTCTCTAGTATAAGTTGTGTTTCTATTTCTTGTTCTGTTTTTTTCCACTCTTCTGCATAGGCTTCATCAATAGGACGATCTGGCTTCCAGTTTGGGAACCACGGCCCACCTGTAGTAAAGTGTGCATTCTTTGCTTCTATATTAGGATCAGAGTGTCCATCCAACCAATTCCATTCTTGATGGATAGAACCAATCTCATCGTCCATAAGCCATCCAAAAGAGTGCAGCCATGAGCCTGATTGCAAGTTAACTGCATCTACAGTAAGCTGAAGATTACTTGGGTGGCTACAATTAAATAACATAAAGCTAGACCAGTTCTTTCTGTGATAACGTGTCTGTGCTACACCGTCCAGCTTTGTTCCTTCAGGTGGGGAATACTTGTGTTTGACACAGTATGCTGCACAGTTGTTGTCATTATATACTTTAAAGATTCCGTCAATGTCTGCACGTACCAGCATGTCGGAATCCATAAACAACGCCCACCCCTGATATTGATTTAGAGCAGGAACAAGGAACCTAGTAAATGTAAAGTCAGTGCTAAAAGGTTTGCCATCGAACTGATCGTATCGTTGCTTTGGATCATGGGGAAATACACGATAGCTACGACGGTACAAACCAATGCGGCGTAGAGTAGGCTCCATAAGAGGAATAATATTATATTTATCATTATACTTTTTAATAGAGTGCGCCAGAACTTCGTAAGCTCTGTGATCTTTTAAGTCATATCCAACATAAATAACTGGTTTAATCTTGTGCATCTGATTGTTTCCAAAAATATTCGTCAGTATCTCCCAGCCTGTAGGTATAGCCGTTCTCAACCTGATAATATTCTGTTGACACCTTGAAGTCTGGTTGTTTAGGAGTTGGTGGTGTTAGAGAATTATCATATACACGCATACGATTGTTGGGATAAAGACAGTACTGCCCATTATCTAGTTCAAGTAGATTAAATGATTTATGTTCTTCTGGAACCTCTGAAGTGCTGTAGTCAATCTCGTCTGTAGAGACGTGATAATTATCTAGCGTACAAATGTATGTACCATGTATGGTTTCTTCACTCCTAGTAAAAACTTCAAAGTCCATACTTCCAATAAACTGTTTATAAATAGAAGTAACACCATAGTCCATACAATTCCAGAACTGTAGGTCAGACAAATCTAAATCTGGATAGGGTGTTTTAGGTTCTGATACAAAGGCAGAAATGGGCAGCTTATCATACAGCGCACCATATTCAGGAAGGTATGTTTCAAAATAAAAGGCACGACCAGGAATTGATTTAGCTGTTACCCAATGCCCCTCAACAAATTCTCCATGTCCTTTTTCTAAATCATATAGGTATTCTTTTCTAACGTATACCTTTTGGTTGTGCATATTACAAAGTAAATGTGACATATCTTCTCCTATAATTGACGGTGGGAAGGGAGAGAGGAACCATGTGAGAGAGCAGGTACTTCCCACCGTCAATACAATTATACAAAATTATATTTATAAAGTCAAGAAGTATTTTTAAAAGTATTGTTCTATAGTCTGAATTTTTTCGTGTGCTGCAGCAATCTTTTCTATCTGACTTTCGATAGCCTCTGCAACATCTGGATGCTCTCCTATACCTGCAGGGTTCTTTAGATAAACATTTATGTTTGCCTCTGCCATAGCGATTTCACCTTCTAGTTTCTTAATTATTGCTTCTAACATTTTAATCTCCTGTAAGTGTTAGCTCTGCGTTTAGTTCTGCAAACCCACCAAGGTACGAACCATTAATCATAATCTGTGGTACTGTTTTCTTGTAGGGGAAAAGTCTTGCAAATTCTTTAACATCTACATCAACTCCTACTTCGTAGTAAGTGTAGGGCAGTCCTCTATCTTCGCACAAAGACCTAGCTTTATGGCAAAAGTCACAGTACGACTGTCCGTATATCTCAATCTTCTCAGTCATCACGCTGCTGTTAAGTCAACTACTTCACAGGAATCACCAGAGCAAGCCAGTGTTTGAGTTCCTGCAGTATTGTCTTCCTTCTCGTAATCAGAAAGCTTCGACCAGTCGATTGACTTGGGCATAGCATTTAATGCCTCAGTGTATACTTCCTTGTCGCAATCCTGATAAGGTGCTTGTGCATAAGTGTGGTCACTGTGCGGCAGGAAGGACACACCAGAGCAGATGTCAAAGTTATCATACACCCATGCACCAACCTTGAGCCACTCCTCATCACGAACTGTGATGGTCACTGATGGCTTGTGTTCGCACCACTCAAGGGCATACATCTTCCACAACTCAAGCTGCTCAATCGCAGTCATGTCATTGCGTGTCACTGCGCCGACAGGAGAAGCCATTGGAAAACTAAACACTGTTGTGCTGTCTGGTTTCATTACACAAGGCTCTGAAGGAATACCTGAGTCCTTCATAAACTGTGTCAACGGGTCTTTGTTATCACCTCGTACAGTCCTAATATAGTACGCACTATGACGAGCATGAATGCCAGAGGCACTATCAACAAGCTGCGATACAGTACCCGAAGGCTTGACACATGTGATGGACGCAGATGGACTAATTCCAAGTTGCTGTGCAAAATCGTCGTTTGTCTGTATAGCTGTGTTACGCAGCTTCGTAAGAAATTCTTCTGTAGGATTGTTCGTAAGTTCATTGTCCATAATACCTGTCAGGCTTACACCCAACAGCCTTTCTTCCTCTGTGTTCTTTCTCCAGATAGGTCGGAGATATGGCATGTGTGTATATATTGACTGGATTGTACCAAGGATGGTAGCAATCTCAACTTTTTTAGTGAGTGTTTTTTCTGTATCTGTTGGTCGAATAACAACCTCTGTTAGGTTACAGAACTGATAGGGACGCAGGATGATTTCACTGCAGGGATTTGTACCCCACTCAATGCCTGTCTTGCGACGACCATTACGCTCAACGTGTTTGTCTGCAGCTTCACGACTAAAGATGCCACGCTCACCAGACTTTGATTCTACCAGAGCAAGCCACTCACGCATGAATGTTTCCATTGCAGGTTTTTCAGTATAAGAAACTGAGTTGTTAGCCAAAGCACGTTGGCCTTCGTTTTCCCACCACTGTCCTGACTTGGCATGACGCATACGATCATCCGACAGGTTGGATAGACTAATCATTGCGCTGCGGCGTACACCACCAACAACTACCACTTCACCAATCTTACACATGATGTCGTGACACTCAATACTATTTAGCTTACGTCCTGCTGCTTCCCTAAATTTAGAAACAACAAAATTAAATAAATCATTTAGAGGCTCTGGGCCAGAGGCACGACCACCAAATGTTTTTAGTCTGGCTCCTGCAGGGCGAATCTTTGACAAGTCCCATTTAGGAATGTCACCTACGTACAACAAACTAATGAGTTTACGCAGCCCCTTTGCCCAGCCTTCTTTGCTATCGGCAACAACGATTGTGTCGCCGTTCTCTGTCAGTTCATTAGGAATGGTGGGCAGCTTTTGAATTGCTTGACGCTCAACACTAAAGCCAACACCAGTACCACACAGAAGGATAAACATTGCTTCGTCAAAGGCACGAGGATGGTCAACAGGAAGATAGCTACAATTATAAACGCATGTATTGTCACGGTCAGCTGCCTGTCCTGCAGTCATTAAGGCTCTCATTGAAGGCATAACCTCAAGGTTTAAGATTGCTTCTTCTATCTTGGTATACATCTTATTGTCATCAAGGTGTGGGCGCACAATGTTTTCCATAAACCTGCCTACTGTTTCAGGCCATGTCTCTCTGCGGCCTTCGTCTTCAAGCCATCGTGCGTACCTTGATGTCGCAATAAATGTTTGGTAGTCGGTGGGTAGAGTATTACTAATCATTCTCTGTCTTTCCTCTCTTGCTGTGTTTTTGTACTTCATCATAAGCCTGTTCTAAATTAAATGTTTCAGGCTTCTTAAAACTATATCCTGTCAATGCTTCCCAACTGTGTGGAAACTTGAAGGAACATTCGTCGCTAATCATCTTGGCAATATGCTTTGTTTCTTTCTGTGCTGTATCTTCTACACGCTGATTAACAACACGAGAGAAGGCATAGAGAGAACCAGACCAGTACCATTCTGTGTACATGTTCTGTGGTAGTACCATACGTGCCATCTCTGGTGCAATACCAAGATCAAGCATACGATTATACTCTGCAATAGCAGACCGTGTGTATGATCCAATATAATAATCAATAGTTTCGTCAGAGCTTCCCTGCTTTACATTGTCTGCCTTCATACGCCACTCTATAGGTGTATAGAAGCAGGGCATGTCGTCAACATATCTACGACTAACCTCGTTCCATGACAAGCCGACCTGATGCTTTACTAATTGTCTAGCGACAAAGACGGGAGCCTCTACTCTAAATTGAATAAAGCAGTGTGCAAAAGGCGACCAGTGTTTATGCTTCGCCAGATACTTAATTAGCTTTATATCTTTATCTATTAACTGTTCAGATTCCTTATTGAAGGAAACCCTTGCGGCATTAACAACCGTTAGGTCGCTGCCCATGTGATCTATATATACTACGTTCATTTCAAAAGTCCAAGAGTTTGGATTATACTACAGGTTCTCTACAGATGCAATAAGTTTATTGAGATACCACTGACATTTTTTCAAGTCTTCCACAGGCTTTCCTTTGTACTTGTATCGCCACAGATACTTCATGCAGTTGCCCTTCAAATATCCTGTAAATTCTTCGGGGGTCATGCTGGCTTCAATAGCCTCGATAGCTTCAATTCCCTTGAAGTTGTAGTGTGTAGGGCTGTTTACTACGTCTGGGTCTTCAATATACTTGAACTTAGTGTCCAAGGACTGCATTAATTCTTTTTCTGACATACTCTACTTCTCCTGATTTTAATACCTTGTATGCAAATTCTCTCATGTAATCTGGGTCTACACCTGCATGGCTGCATACCTCTTCAAAGTCTTTGGCTGTTACGCCTACAGATGCAAAGAACCATGAGGTTGCCCTATCTCTTTCTACTCGTACCTCTGCTGGCTCTCCTTCATACGGCTTCTTTGTAGCGTCTAGGAGTGCCTGTAGCAGGACACATAAAAATAATGTTCGCTCTGGCGAGGATTCGTCTGGTCGAAACTCATCCAGTATGAGGGATATATTACTACTTTCCATCTTGTTTGTCAAGCCATTCTTTTGGAATGCCTTCTCCAAGTTTGCAGAACTTATATCCATGTTTGTCACACCAGTCTGCATACGTCATCTTACCGCCCTTATACAGCTTTCGGTATGGGTTGTCGAAGACAAAGCGGATGTCTAGGTCAGGATATGTTGACTTTATGAAGAGGTGTTTCTTTCTGTCCTCTATCATAAACCTACCCTTGACTTCTAGTATCACCTGGTTTGATAATATAAAATCTGGTGTGTATGTTTTATTCTCACGCCATTCGTATTCCAGCTTCATCGTTTCGTATTCAAATTCAATACCTTCTTTCTGAAGAAGCTGTGAAGCAGTTAATTCTGAATTGGACTTGTATTGATGTTTATATTTTTTCCTTTTCATTGATAGAGAGTTCTTCCACGTTTGGGGTTTTAGATACTTGTGTCAGATACCGTACACCATTTGAATATTGGAATGCACGAAGACCTCTCCCGCCATTAGCGTCCGACCAACATGTGTGTTTGTAGGGGCAGAAGACGCAGCCGACTGCAAGCTTACGATTACCTGAAGTCCCATCTGCTGTGTCAGCGTAACACCGTTCAGGCGGTGTTTCTGTTTCTGCTACCTGTTTAAGGTGACGCACTCGTGATGGTGCATCAATCATTTCTAAGTCGTCTACCTTGCAGAGCGTAAGTTCTCCTGAATTTTTGTCGATTGCAAAGAAGGCGGCGTTCTTACGATTGTTCTTTGTTGCATAGGCACTGATCTGTGCAATATAACCAAAGGGGTCATCATCACTCAGTCTATTCTCTTTAAACTTCTTGAAGGCAAAAGAAGAGGCAGACTTGATATCAACAAGTGTGTCATCAATGATGCAGTCCTGATGGCCTACAATTCCTTCTACTTCTACCTCGTCCTGCTCACCCTCTACCGTGTGTCCTGACACCTCTGTCAGAGAGATTAGGAGAGCCTCTAGAAGATGACCCATAAGAAACTTAATACGGGTCTGTCCATCCAGAGGCTCCCCCTCTTTGCCACGAAGTCCATACCAGATTTGACGGTCTGGCTTGCCGATTTGAGAAAGACGTAGGCGGGTAGCACCTGTACGTTCTCCCTCTTGGAGTATCGTGGCTACGGCTGAACGTGCATCTCTGGCAAACTTGTCCAGTGATTCTTGCACATCCGCTCGATTTACATCGACACCCTGCTCAAGGGTATCGTATATATCTTGTATCAAAGTGTCGATAGTTTTAGTCATATTGTTTCCTATGTTGGCGAACACGGCAGGACTTGAACCTGCAACCTGCAGATTAGAAGTCTGCTGCTCTATCCAGTTGAGCTACGTGTCCTATTTAAAGAATTTCATAAGGCTACGTAAAACACGTAGCTGTAGTGCTTTAAGATATTTCCCTCTTGGTATTGCCCAGCCTAACAAGAAGCCAAGAAAAAGAAACTCAAGAGAGACAAGGTAAGATGGTAGTGTTTCCATTTTAATCTCCATAATGTGATAGCCGCCCCAGCCCTCGTAGCTATCTTCAGAAGCCAACTATTATAATTGCTTCCCCCGTTAGTAGTTTAAGTTAACCTAGAAAGGAACCTCATCGTCATGCATAGAGGTAGGTGACTGACCATCAACAAATCCATCTACGACTTCTAAGTCTTCGCCATAGGACACAAGGTCAACGACCTGTACCTTTTTAAGGATGGCAGAAGTACCCGACTTGCCGTTCATCTCCCACTCGAATGGGTTGTATAACACGTTCACTGTGCTACCATTACCAATCAGCTTTTCGGTAGCATTCTTTTGAGCATCTACAACTGCAGGTGCATCATTGGTTGTACCGTCACGGCGTTTAACACGCTGGCGAATGTGTATAAAGTCACCACGCTCATCGCCTTTATTCTTGATGTCCAAACCATCAGCCTCAATAGCTGAACGGTTGTTGTCATCAACTGCAATGTCAATGCTCCACTCTGGCTCATAAGTTGTGTTGGGTGCTTGAACGTGCGCCCAGTACGCTTTACCTGTAATAACAGTCATCTAGTTTTATCTCCGTTTTGTTGTCATGTTGTAGCAGTATTACTACAACTATATAGTGCCACATCTTGAATTAAATGTCAACACTTTTTTCTAGTGGGTTTCTGCCCACGTTTTCCCGACCTTGTATTCACTGTCGAGAGGGCAACGAACCTTGAGAGATTCCTCTGTCAGTTTCATTGCTTTCCTTGTGACCTCGCCAAACTCTTCGGCGTGGTCTTTACGAACCTCGAACTGATACTCGTCATGTATACTTGCGACAAGCTTATAATCCAGGTTGCGTTTGCTTGCCTGTAAGATAATGTATTTGAGCCATTCCTTACAGATGATTGCACCTGCACCCTGCAGTAGGGTGTTAAGTGCTGCATGTTCTGAACGTATCTGTAAGATGCGCCCATCAATGCCAACTACATATCCTCGTGTTGCCAGTTTAGCTACCTTGTTTCGCAACACTTTTAATGCTGGCATGTTTGTCAAGAAAGTATCTATCAACTTCTTGCCATCCTTGGCAGAGCCGTTTACAATCTTGCCAATCTTGGCTGGCCCCGCACCATACAGGAATGCATAGATAAACGTCTTTGCATTGTCCCGTGTAGGCAGACCTGCTGCTCGTTGGTTAGCTGTGTGTACATCACCATCAACAACTTCTTTAGTAAAGCCTGTGTCGTTCATATAGTGAGCCAGACATCTAAGTTCTAGACTAGAAGCATCACAGCCAAGAAGTACGTAGCCATCGCTACTGGTAGTCCATACATCTCTACACTCCTTTCCATAAGGCGAATACACTGCAGGGATTTGTGCCATGTTGGGCGACGTATGTGCCATCCTTCCAGTAATAGTTCGCAGGGTTAACACTCTGCCGTGTACTTTCCCCTCGTCATCTGCCGCATCAATCCACGACTTGATTTGCGACACACGTTTTTCTAGTAGAAGATACCTTGCAACAATCTGTGCCTCTGGTATGTCTACCTTTTCTAATACCTCTTCAGACACGATTGCCTGACCCTTATCAGTATATGCATGTGGCTCCCAGCCCAAGGCCGACAGGCGTTCTGCAATCTGCTTACGTGATGCAGGATTGAAGATAGTAACCTTGTCCTTCAGACGCTTGCCTGTTTTGTCAGAATACCTAACCTCTGTAATGGGTGGGAACTTATTCTGCAGGTCAGCCTTG